ACAAAAAATAAAGAATATGCAGAAACGCATAGAGAAGAAATAGCTATATATCGTAAGAAATATAGAGAAGATAATAGAGATAAAATTATTAAATATCGTAAAGAATATTACGAAAAAAACAAAGATAAAGTTATTGAAAGAGGTAAGAAATATTATGAAGAAAATAAAGAATATCTTTATGAAATGGGCAAAAAATGGAGAGAAAAGAACAAAGATAAAGCTTCTGAAATAACAAAAAGATACCGTGAAAATCACATAGATGAAGTTAGAGAAAGAGGAAGAAACCATTATCGTAATAGTAAAGAGAAATATAAAAACTATAGGGAAGAACATAAAGATGAAAGAAACAAACAAATCAGACAATATCACCAAGAACACAAAGAAGAACTCACTGAAAAAAGAAAACAATATTATAGCGAAAACAAGGAAGAAATTCTAAAGAAACATAAAGAATATTATGAAAACAACAAAGAAAAGTTTCTTACAAAATGTAAAGAATATAGAGAAAGTCATAAAAATGAAATATCTGAAAGTAAGAAACTATGGTGGGAGAAAAATAAAGAAGAAATTAACAAAAAGAGAAGGGAACAACGAGCACTAAAGAAAAAATTATCATCAGAGGATTAATTAAAAAAACTTAAAATTGGGGTAACATTTTGGTTATCTCAATTTTTTTTTGTATCTTTGCACAAGATTAAACGAATATTATGATTATGGCACATAATTTGCAAGGTAATGTGAGGGAAATATATGTATCTGATAGCAGCATCAAAGGTTCTAAAAATGTGCTATTCGTATACGAAAGCGGTGATTTGGAATTGAAGTGGTGCTGCGAGAATGTAGTTGAAAAACAGTTATGCCCTTCATTGGTGAAGGATGGTAAAAGACTTAAATTAGAATATGGTGAACCAAACCTATTTCAAATAAGACAAGTTATACCTTTCCAAGATGAAAATGGTGAACTTGAACCTTGTTGGGAGAAAATTATGTAAAATAATAAATAAGTAATATAAAACAGTTTTATGGGAAAAATAATTGGAATTGACCTTGGTACGTCAACATCTTGCGTATCAGTTTTTGAAGGTGGTCAGCCTACTGTTATTGTAAATAGTGAAGGCAATCGTACAACTCCATCAGTTGTAGGATTTAAGGATGGTGAACGTAAGGTTGGTGATGCTGCACGTAGACAAGCTATTACTAACCCTAAGAATACTGTGTACGCTATTAAGCGTTTCATGGGTATGCCTTTTGCTAATGTTGCAGATGAAGCAAAGCGTGTAACTTATGATGTTGTTAATGAGGGTGGTTTCCCACGTGTAAGCATTGATAACCGCAAGTATACGCCTCAAGAAATTTCAGCAAGCATTTTGCAGAAGATGAAGAAGACTGCCGAGGATTATCTTGGTACTGAGGTAACTGATGCTGTTATTACAGTTCCAGCGTACTTTAACGATGACCAACGTAAGGCTACTAGCGAGGCTGGTCAGATTGCTGGTCTTAACGTTAAGCGTATTATCAATGAGCCTACTGCTGCTGCACTTGCCTACGGTATCGACAAGTCGGACAAGGATATGAATATCGTGGTATATGATATTGGTGGTGGTACATCAGATGTATCAATCCTTAACTTCGGTGGTGGCGTATTCGAGGTTATTTCAACCAATGGCGATTCGCACCTTGGTGGTGAGGACTTTGACCAAGCCATTGTAAATTGGGTGGTTGAAGAGTTCAAGAAGCAAGAGGGTGCTGATGTAAGCACTGACTCTATGGCTATGCAGCGTATTAAGGAGGCTGCTGAAAAGGCTAAGATTGAGCTTTCTACAGCGATGTCAACTGAGATTAACTTGCCATACTTGGCTCCAGTGAATGGTACTCCAAAGCATTTTGTTGCATCATTGTCACGTGCTAAGTTCGAGCAGTTGATTGAGCCTCTGTATAAGAAGCTTGTTGACCTTTGTAACGAGGCATTGAAGCTCTCTAAGCTTGAGATTAAGGATATTGACGAGGTTATCCTTGTTGGTGGTTCTACACGTATTCCAAAGGTCGTAGAGGCTGCAAAGAGCGTGTTCCAAAAAGACCCATCAAAGGCAGTTAACCCAGATGAGGCAGTTTCTCTTGGTGCATGTATCCAAGGTGCTGTGCTTGGTGGAGAAAAAGGTGTTGGAGAAATTGTCTTGCTTGATGTTACACCTCTTAATCTTGGTATTGAGACCCTTGGTGGCGTAATGACTACACTTATTGAGGCTAACTCTACTATTCCTTGCGATAAGGAGCAAGTGTTCTCAACCGCAGCAGACAATCAAACTGAGGTAACGATTAACCTTTTGCAAGGTAATCGTCCAATGGCTTCACAGAACAAGTCAATTGGTAAGTTCAACTTGACTGGTATTCTTCCAGCAAAGCGTGGTATTCCTCAGATTGCTGTTAAGATTAGTATTAACGCAAATGGTATCGTTGAGGTTAGTGCAACCGATAAGGGTACTGGCAAGGCACAATCTATCCGTGTAGAGGGTTCTAGCAGTCTTTCTAAGGAAGAAATTGAGCGTATGAAAGCGGAGGCAGAGGCTAATGCTGAATCTGATAAGAAGGAACGTGAGACCGCTGAGGCTGTCAATAAGGGTGATACCATCGTATTTACCCAAGAGAAGATGCTTGAAGAGCAGAAGGACAATATCACTGAGGACGAGAAGAGCAAGATTGAGGGTCTTATCGCTCAGATGAAGTCTGCTGTTAGCGCAAAGGATGTAAACAAGATTAACGAGACTGAGACTGCCATCAATGAGGTATGGCAAGCTGTTTCGCAGCGTGTTTACAGTCAGAATCAGCAGCAGAACACTGCACAGCAGCCAAATGATTTTGACTCTGCTACAGCTTCTACAGAGGATGTACAAGACGCAGACTTTGAGGAAATTTAAATAGTTAAATATGAGCAAAAAGAACATTAATAGTAGAAAGAAAAAACGTGAGTATATACACGCTACACCTATTTGGAATAAAGAAAAAGGTGATTATTGCGAATGGTATAAAGAAATGTTTAACTTATAGTGAGATTATCTGAGGGATTTTGTGGGAAAAAATCTCTCAGATTTTATCTATTTTATTTGGAAATTATAAATAATAGATATATCTTTGCAAAAAGGTTTATAACTTAAGATAAGAATAATGGCTGATACAAAGGATTATTATAAGATTCTTGGTGTTGATAAAAGTGCTTCTCAAGACGAGATTAAGAAAGCTTTCCGTAAGCTTAGTGTAAAGTGGCATCCAGACCGTAATAACGGTTCTAAGGAGGCTGAAGCTAAGTTTAAGGAGATTGCTGAAGCTTATGAGGTTTTGGGTGATGAAGCAAAGCGCAAGGAGTATGACAATCCTAAGACCAAATATGAATTCCATAGTGGTGGTACGGATTATGCGCACATGAATATGGATGAAATGTTTAGACACTTCCATATGCATGGTAATCCATTCGCAGACTTTGACTTTGACTTTGGATTTAGTCAGCAGCAAGATAAACCAATCAAGGGTGGTAATATCAAGATTAATATGAAGCTCACTCTTGAAGAGGTTATGAATGGATGTAACAAGACTATTAAGATTAAGAGATTTGAACCATGTACACATTGTAATGGTACTGGCATGACTGCTGAGTCTCGTAGAAAGACTTGTAAGACTTGTGGTGGTACAGGTATGACATTCGATTCAACTGGTTTCATGATGAAGCAAAAATGTCCTACTTGTGGCGGTAGTGGATATGTGATTGAAAATCCATGTAAACACTGTAATGGTCATGGAGTGGTTCAAAATTCTACTTCACAAATTTCATTCAATATTCCAAGAGGCGTAGAAGATGGTATGACCATTGAATATGCTGGACTTGGTAATGCTGCTCCTCATGGTAAGGGTATAAATGGTAGCTTGCTTGTAACCATTGAGATTAAGGAGCATGACACATTCGAGAAACAAGGCAGAGACCTTGTATTCGACTTGAACATTAGTGTTATAGATGCAATACTTGGTTGTGTTAAGGAGATAAAGACCTTGGATGGTAAGACAATAAAGGTTAGAATTCCACAAGGCACAAGTAGCGGACATGAACTGAGATTTAAAGGATATGGATTGCCTAGATATGGCAATGGAATAGGTTTACCAGGAAATATGATAGGTATTGTAAGCGTTACAGTGCCAAGGGCACTTAATGACACTGAAAAGAGACTTATAGAAGAGTTAAGAAAGCAAGAGCATTTTAAATGATTACGATTATTAAAGATGTTGATTTATTTGAGCATGTAGACGAATATGAAGCTGTATTAATTGGGACTGGTACTTATTGTGCTATGTCTCAAGGGATACAGCTTAAAGTCATGTTAAACTATCCTTATGTTTACAATAAAAACTTAGAGACAAAGTATGGCGACCCTAATAAACTTGGAACAATTCTTGAAAGTGAGCATGAGAAAGACCCAAATTTTTGCCTTTGCTTCATTTACGAAGGTAACTTTAGGCCAGACATCAGAAAAGATTACTTGTCCTATGAAAGTCTTGAAAAATGTCTATCATTAGTTAATATTTTATATAAAGGTAAGAATATTGCCACCACATTATTAGGAGCAAGTCGTTTTGATGGAAACGGAGATAGGGATAAGATAATGGAGATATTCGAGAGGACATTAATAGACGTGAATGTTACGATTTATGACTATTTCCAGAAGTCTAGAGCTGAAGAAATGAAAGAGGTGAGGGATAATGAACTCGCAGTAAAAAAAGTCGATAGAAAGGCTTATTACGAAATGGTAGCAAAACGAAAAAAGGAAGCAGATGAACGATACAGAAAAAATGGGCATCGTAGGTACTAAGCTATTTTGGAAGCTGTTTACAAATAGCATCCATTGTAGGGGTGTATCTGACAAAAAGATTCAAAACCACATTATGAATTTCAAACTCTTTATGTATTGGGCTAGGAAGCACAATAGGAAATTACAGATAAAGAGAATGTTCTTTCAACCCCCTATGACACCATACAAATTTATAGAGGAAATGCTAAAGATTGGTAAAGGATGGGTTAAGTATGGAAGAGAAGCATGCTATGAGCCTAATGAAGTTGATTTTGCTTGGAAGGAGATATTTCGTACAAAACTCTGCTATACTTGTGGGTTACTTAACCCAAATGATAAAAACGATAAATTCAATACCCCATCTGAGGTAGCAAAAAAACTATTGGACATTGAATACGATTGGAAATTATTTTTTGAAAAAGCAAAAATTGATTTAATATGATATTACATTTAAACCTAACAGAAG